CATCAGATTGTACCTCAAACTTCTCTTTCGTCTGAAAAGATACTTTTAGTTACTACGTTTGCAAATAAAGTTGTAGCAGCTAGAGGTGAGAAGATATTTATCTCTGCTTCTAATGAGCTTGGAGCTAAGATACTTTCTACTACCAGCATGTCAGGCTCTGGGGTTATTACACTAAACTCTACTACAGGGTTTTCTTCTAGTGGAACCGTGCAGATTAGTGATGAGATATTTACGTACACTGGTGTAAGTGGCAAGACCCTTACTGGTGTAACTAGAGCTACCTCTAGCAGTGTTGCTGCAGAACATGTACTTAGAGACGTAGTTTCAGAGAATTGGACAACAATAGATACAGGCAGAACTAACGCTGTAAAGTATCGCTACGAACGTTTTAACTTTGATGGTAATGATAAGATTATTGTTGTAGACGAAACAAACGCACCTACAGTATTTAACGCAGCAGGTGCAGCTACAGATGTTGGTAATAGTGCTGTTGCTGGTTCTAAGTTTATTGCAGCATATAAGTCTCACATGTTTTACGCAGGTAAGTCTACTGCTCCTGCAGAGATGGTATTTAGTGAGCCTTTTGATGAGGATGGTTTTACTGCTGGTGATGGTGCAGGTAGCATTAAAGTAGACGATGACATTGTTGGACTTAAAGTCTTTCGTGACAGTTTGTTTATCTTTTGTACAAACAGGATCTTTAAACTTACAGGTTCTACATTAGCTGACTTTTCAATACAACCAGTTACAAGAAATATTGGCTGTATTAACGGTGACACTATACAAGAATTTGGTGGAGACTTAGTGTTTCTTGGCCCTGACGGACTGCGTACTGTTGCTGCTACTGCAAGAATTGGTGACACTGAACTTGGTACAATAAGCAGAAACGTACAGTCTATTTTTGACGCAAACATTAAAGACTCAGACTTGTTTGAAAGCGTTGTTCTTCAAGACAAAACACAATATAGATTATTTTTTACTAAGGCTGACCAATCAGATAATATTACAAGAGGTGTTACTTGTGTTATGAGGGCTGACAAGTATGAGTTCTCTGAACTACGTGGTATCAAACCTTCTGCTACTGACAGCTTTGTTGAAGAGGGTAATGTAATTGTTTTACACGGTGACTTTAGTGGCTTTATACACAGGCAAGAAGTAGGTAATACTTTTGATGGTACACCTATTTTAGGTAGGTACAGAAGCCCTGATATGAGTTTTGGAGATACGGGTATCCGAAAGCACATGCAGAGGGTTATTGTTAATTTTAAACCTGAGTCCACTATTAGTGCAGATTTGTTTGTAAGGTATGACAATGAGGCTGCTGACTCAGCAAGACCTGATGCTTACGCTTTTGATTCTACTCAAACCTTCTCTCAATTTGGTTCCGCTTTGTTTAGTTCATTAGATGGTACTGCTAGGTTTGTATTTGGTGGGCCATCACAGCCGTTAGTACGGCAAGCAGTAGAGGGTTCAGGATTTTCTGTTGCATTAAAAGTAAATGACAACTTAACAACAGCCCCTTATTCACTTAAAGGGTTTCAGTTAGAGTATCAATTAGGAGCGAGACGTTAAATGGGTGCTACATACACAAGACAATCATCATTTACTGATGGCGATACCATTACCGCTGACCTCTTTAACAATGAGTACGATCAGCTTCTAGCTGCTTTTGCTACTTCAGGTCACTCACACGATGGTACTGCTGCAGAAGGTGGGGCTATTACTAAACTACTAGGCACTGCTATTACTATTGGTACTAATGGTGCTGACGTAGCTGTTACCTTTGATGGACAGAGTAATGACGGTTTGCTTACTTGGATGGAGGATGAAGACTATTTTCAGTTCTCTGATGATTTACTTCTTACTACGACAGAAAAAGTACAGTTCCGTGATACTGCCATTTATATTAATTCTAGTGCTGACGGTCAGCTTGATATTGTAGCAGACACAGAGATACAGATTGCAGCTACTACTATTGACATGAATGGTGCTGCTGACATATCAGGTAACTTAGCTGTAGGTGGCAACCTTACGGTAGCTGGTAATGCAACTGTAACAGGTACTACAACGTTTAACGGTGGTACTCTTACTCTTGGTGATGCAGCCTCTGATAACGTTGTGTTTGGTGCTGATGTAAACTCTAGCATTATTCCTAACACAGATAGTACATTTGATTTAGGTTCTTCAAGTCAAGAATGGCGGGATTTATTTTTAGATGGTACTGCACACATTGACACATTAGATGTAGATGTAAATGCTACAGTAGCAGGTACTCTAGGTGTAACTGGCGATACTACTTTAGCCGCTACTTCAATTACAAGTATTACAGCAGACACTCTATTAGCTACAGATAAAAAAGTACAATTCCGTGATACTGGATTGTTCATTAACTCTAGCGCAGACGGGCAGCTAGACATTGTTGCAGATACTGAAGTGCAAATTGCAGCTACTACTGTTGATATTAACGGTGCTGTAGATATTTCAGGAACCTTAGTAGTAGGTGGTGACCTTACTATTACTGGTGATGATCTTGTAATGGCTACTAATACTGCTGGTGCTTTACTTATTGCAGACGGTACAAACTTTAATCCTACTGTAATAACTGACCTATCAGAAATAGGAACGGCTGCTAGTGGCGATATACTGTTAGCAATAGATGCCTCTGGTGGTGGTCTTAAAAAAGTTACTAGGTCTACATTAACAGCAGGGCTTGCTTCAGATAGTGCTATTTCTAATCTTGTAGAAGATACCTCTCCACAACTAGGCGGCAACTTAGATACTAATTCACAAAACATCTTGATTGATGACGCACACTTTATTGGTGATGAGAGTGGCAATGAGCAACTTATATTCCAAACTACAGGTAGTGCAGTAAATCAATTTGAGATGACTAATGCTGCTTCTGGTAATCCACCACAACTAGCTGCTACAGGTGGTGACTCTAACGTTGACCTTAATCTTTTAGCTAAGGGTACAGGACACGTAACAATCTACGGTAACTCTAACTCAGGTGCTATACAGTTTAACTGTGAGAGTAATAGCCACGGTCAGATACTTATTGCACAGCCTCACAGTGCTGGTGCTACAAACACTATGCTACTACCAGATGGTTCTAGTTCAACTCTACTGTCACGGGTATCTACAGATACACTTACTAACAAGACTTTAACATCTCCTAAGATTAACGAGGACGTAGCAGTAACATCAACAGCTACAGAACTAAACCTTCTTGATGGTGTTACAAGCACTACAGCCGAACTTAATATTCTTGATGGAGTAACCTCTACTGCTGCTGAACTAAATGCCTTAGACGGTATTACTGCAGTTGTAGGAGAACTTAATGCTCTTGACATAGGTTCAACAGCAGTAGGTACAGCAGTAGCATCTAAGGCTGTCATACTAGACTCAAATAAAGATTACACAGGACTACGTAACTTTACTGTAACTGGTGAGTTAGATGCAGCTACCTTAGACATTAGTGGTAATGCTGACATAGACGGTACAACTAACTTAGATGTAGTAGATATAGACGGTGCTGTAGATATGGCTTCTACACTGCTTGTCACAGGGGTAGCAACACTTACTGCTAAACCAATAGCTAATGCAGGTATGTCTGTAAAGAATGGTGCAGCAGGGCCGGGATTTATTGAGTTTTTTGAAGACTCAGATCACGGAACTAATAAAGTAATAGTTAAAGCTCAAGTTGCTGATGCAAGTTATTCAGCAGATGTGACCTTGACTTTACCTATAGTTACAGGTACACTAGCAACTGTTGCAGCAGCAATAGATGAGGCCACAGCACTGGCAATAGCATTAGGATAATATAGGAAAAACAAATGGCTAATACATTTCTTTCAATTACACACGATGTGATGCCAGCTAGTGCTGGTACACCTGAAGTACTATACACTGTGCAAGCTAATACTAGGATTGTTATCTTAGGGCTAACATTAGCTAACGTACACACAGCACAAGTTACTGCTTCTGTCACTTTAGTAAGTGATACTACTCAAGCATCTCAAACAGCAAATACTACTGCACATTTAGTTAAAGACGCAGCTATACCAGTAGGTGCATCTCT